ATAAAATTAAATAATTGTAAACAATTAGAAATTTTAAGTATACGAAAGTATTTAAAATTCATAAAATTAAAGTTTATAATAAATCAACAATGTCAAAAAGTAATTTAATTGTTGAACAACAAGATGCTTTTAAAAGCATTTTATTTAAAACAAAAAGTGAAGAACCATTAACAACTTTTGAAGCTGTTAGTAGTTTTTCTGAATCAAATAAAACACTCATTGGATGTTTAAAATGTTTTAAGTTCGAAAACTTAAGACAAGAATTTAATCATTACAAGAGGAAAAAAGACGAATTCAAAAACGACCAAGTTCTGTTAGAATTGGGATTTTTACAAAACTTGGCTGAAAATAAAAAAATTGGGATACTCCTAGAAGTAGTAAATTCATCTCAATTTGATGGGTTCTATATTTTTGGTGAAAATCCTATTTACAAAATCCGTACAGATTTTGAAGTTTACACACCATTCCAAGCTTTGCCGGATGAAATGTTAAGTGTTAGAAATAATCACATTAATGTAATTTCTAAGAATAATACTTTTGAGAGAACATTCACTCAAGTTAAAGAAGAAAAAGAAGAAGTAGAAAAGAATGTCACTTCTTTAATTCAATTTTTAACAGAACACTTAGAAACAATTTTCCCTGGGAATATAAGCTTACCTCAACATCTTAAAAATGGTGCTATATCATCTATTATATCGAGTTTAGTAGCTTGTAGTACAAGTACATTAACTATGATGTATGCTGATATGGGGGTAGGTCTTAAAATTTTGAACTCAACAAATGTTGTGTCAAGTTTGATAAACTTAGCTTATCAAATACACAACGTTTGTATAACTTGGAACATAAACTTTGACATAAAAAAAGTACTACAAGAAATCCCTTCTATGGCCACTAATATGTATAGCACTCTACAATCTAATGCAGCTAGTGATATATTAGCGCCAGCTATTAGTTGTATTTGTGCTATCATAATAGCAGGAAGTACTCTCTTTGGAGTGACTGATGTTAGAAATGTAATTCAATTAGGAAGCTTAAGTAAAGCTACTCGAACGCTTACGACAGATGTAAAAGAAGTTGTAAATTTTGTACTCCAAGATTTGTTTAAATTAGATTATACTGGAGATTCAGCTTTGTACAATGATTTAATACAAATGGCTAGAAGATCTTCAGAATTGATAGTGAAACCAGTGTATGAATTTATACAAAATGGAGAATTGTACCAAGAGCTTCATAACTTTCCTAATCAAGTTCTCGAAAAAGTTACAAAAAAATTTTCAGATAAAAACGCATCACAGGTTGTGATTAGCGCAAAAAATATGTTATCGACTAATTTAACCCAGATAACTGAATTAATAAAAGCTATAAAGATTATAACAGATCAAAAAAATAGGATAGAGACTTTAGCTGTTTTATTTGCTGGGCAACCAGCTGTTGGTAAAAGCTCATTTGTGCATTATATAAAAGATCATATAGCGCAACTATTACAGCTACCAAAAAAGATGTATAATTTGGACAAGTCTGGAGGTTTTTGTCTTCCTTACGGAGGAGAAGCGTTTGGACTTTATAATGAGTTTCTAGGTGCTGGACTAAAGAATGATGACTTTTTACCTTCTTTTAATAGTGTCATATCTGGAGATCCAGCTAACTTTGAATCAGCTCATTTGGCAGGAAAAGTTCAACCTGTTATGTTAAAAACAGTTTTCTTAACATCCAATAATATAAATCCCAATTTAGTAGGTCCTGACGGTATAACTTATGAAGCTGCACAAGCAGTTTGGTCTCGCACTCTTAGATTTGAATTAAAAGATCCAAAGAATCCAACAAGAATGTCAGAAAACCCTCATAGGAAAAAAGATTTTTCTCATCTTACTATTTCTTTTGTTAAGTTCAATGAATTTGGGCAAAAGATAGAAACTTCTGTGTCAGTTAAAGAAGTTATTCACATGATAGTTCAGCAAATGATAATACGTGAAGTAAATTTTCTTAAAACCCTAGAAGAATTTCATTTGCCAGAGTGTGAAACAAGAAAAGCATTTTTAGAAAATTTAATAAAACCTAAAGCAAATTCAAAGACTAAAGAGTTTTTTGTAGTGAGAATACAAGGGGCAGCTGGAACGATGAAAACTTGTTTTTCCGAACGAATGTCACAAGTTTATGAATCGCATTTAAGGATTCCAGTTGTTAAGTTAAAAAACTTCACACAAGAAACAGAGGAGAGAGCTATCTTCTTAGTAGATGATCTAGTTTTAACTTTAGAAAATAAAAGAGAATATTTTTCTTGGATCAATAAAATATCTCCAGGTTCTATAGTAATAATAGTAACTAACGAAGAAATAAAAAGGCAGAGTTCTTTGTTTATGTCTTCTATAGCTTGGGCTATAGGAGATAATAAACCTTACTATTATAAAGTGCAAGAGGAATTACCTTCTGGATATAGTCGGAGAATAGGTTTATCTGGAGTTGTGTACCATAATGAAGAAAAAATTATTAATCGAATAGACACTCAACACACAATAACGAGCGTTGGAAATTCAGGGTTCTCTTATCAAGGAATTAATTTGTCTGAGGACAATATTATTAATACAATCTTTAGTAGTTATTTAAACTTTATAAAAACTACGCAACAAATAATTTTCTTAGACACAACATATACTGGGTGTATAAACCCAACTATATCAATTGAAGCTAATACGTTGGAAGATTTGATGTCAACTTTGAATGATGTTGGTAAAATGTACCAGAGTTATACTAGAAATGATCTGCCCGTCAAAATAAAAGTAGATCCAAAATTTTCAAAAACAGTTTTTGGGAAAACAACGCCTTCTGAATGGAAGGTTCCAAAGAACATCAAGACTAGTGCAGAACTAGAAGCTCTTATGAAGAGGATGGTTGTGGGTTTATTAAAATTAAATCCAGCCGCTGAAGTGGAGCTTAAAATTAAAGAATTAGGTTCTTTAGTTTATACTAAAGGGATTATCTATAGAGGTTTTAAACCTCCATGTGCTTCAACTTTTACCTTTTTAAATGGTGTAGCTTATTTTATGGGAACTGCGATACAACCTGAGGAATATGCTCAATACATAGTACAAAACCATTTCTCAGAAAATTTAAGTCAAATTCCTTGTTTAGTTTTACAAGAATTTACTCATAAGTTAACCACTCTAGAAGATAAAGTAAAAATTCTTTATTCTACTGCCATAAAAATATTAGAGTTAGAAACTAGGATACCAACTCCTACTAAGATCTTAATTAATCAATTAAAGAAGAATAAACTTATTTGGATATCAGCAGGTTTAATAGCTGCTACTGGTTTTGGAGCTGTTTTACATAATCTGTTTAAGAGAAAAACAAAAAATGTTCATTCCAATTCCTGTGATGATGAAGATCATGCAATTAAAAAATGGCAAGATGATTTTGTAACTGCTTTGCATTCAGGTAATAGAGAAATGATAAAGAGGATAAGAGCGGAAGCAGAAGCTGAAGGTTTAATTCGCAATCTCAATCAGTTTGAAGCAGATATAAGATCGAACGCCAAACATAAAAAAATACCAACTACTAAAGAAAATTTGGAAATGGTAAAGAGAGTCTTTAGAAGTGATAATGAACAACTTATTTATTCTGTTATAAAAGATTATCCTGAAGAGATTTACGAATTGATGAAGACTCAATCAAATTCACTAACAAAGAAAGACGAAGCCACTTTTGTAACACCTACTTTATTAGATAATTTTAAAAACAAATTGTTACGAAATTACGTAACGATATCTACACAGTATGGTACGTGTTTTGGTTTGTGTTTAAAAGAAGACAAATTGATCACAGTATCACATATATTTAAGGATACAGGAGACAAAGCTATAGTTAGAAGTGATGGGAAAATGTATGAAGCTGAAGTATGTAAAATTATAAGGTCGAGAGATTTAGCCTATGTCAATGTTATAGACAAAGCTTTCCCACCAGCTAGAGATATAACTTCCAGCTTTATAAAACAAGAAAGATTTGAAGACACTTGTGAGTCTTATTTTATCAGAGTTTCACCAACAGACCCTCTAATAGCTAAGTGTGAGATAGAATATTTAGAAAGTTGTAAGTTTAATTTAACTGATACCGACAATCCTTTGATGGATTGTGATAGAAAACTTATAAACGTTGACTTTGCTAAAGCTAATCAAATGGATAGAATCATTAGAAATGGTGATTGTGGGTTACCTATCATAGGTATATTTAATAACGAGTGCAAAATATTAGGTATACACAATGCAAAATTGGGAAGAATGTGTATAACATTTGCTAGTTTTTGGGCTGAAGATTTACAAGTGGCTAAAGCTAATTCTTATGATAAAATAGAAAAAGAAAAATGGTTTGTTAAAAATTTAAACACACAAGAAACTATGGGAACCAATCCCGAATACTTTAATAGATTGGTGAAATTTGAGCCTACCAAGTTTTCTAATTTGAAACAAATTAATGTTTTTGCTTATAACTCTCATTTTAATATCTATAGTAATCCTACCCACAAGAAAAATTATCACAAACTAGTGGGAGCCAGAACACAATGTGAAACACTACCTTCAGCTTTGTGTTATTATAATTGGATGGATGATTCGAGTCTAATAAAAGACAAATTTGGTAAACCTCATACATTGATGACACAAGCAGCTAAGTATGGAATTTACACAGAACAATATGGGAAATGGGATAAAAACATTTTAACTAGAACTACAGATTTCTTAAAATTTTTAGTAAACAAAGATTTTCCAAATTTAAGAAAATTAAAAACATCAGAGATATTAAACGGAGTAGGGAGATTAAAACCTTTTGATTTAACTACTTCTGCTGGACCATTTTTTAAATTGAAATATGGATTAACAAATAAAGAAAAAATTTTCTCAAAAATCGAAAAAGAAAACTTTTCTAGATTGATTGTATCTCAAAATGAGTATGGTAAAGAATTTTCGGACCAACTAGAACACTACTCAACTTGTATAAAAAATGGAGTACCTATTTTTGTTTTAAGTAAGGATAATGCGAAAGTAGAAATGCTACCTAAAGAGAAGGTTCAGAAAGGAAAAGTGCGGCTTTTTAATGAAATAGATGTAGCTATAAATGCTGTATTGAAAAAATATTTTGGGTTTCTAATCTCGCAAATAGAAGAAAAAGAAGATCATACCTTTTGTATAGGAGCTAACCATTATGTGTTGGCTACTATAATAATGAAAAATTTTGATTTGATACGAGGAGATATTCAATCCACAGACTATAGTAATTTAGACAAATCAGTTTGTAAAGAATTAATAGAAGCTTTTGTTGAAATTTGTTGCCAATATACAACTAAGTTAGAAAGACAAGCTCTTACAAAAACTTTATGTCACACGCTGCACACTTTAGATGGGCACTTATATTATGTGGACCACGGAAACGAGTCTGGAAGTTTTGTCACTACTTTACTAAACTGTGTGGTTGTATCAGTAGTTGACGTTTACGCTTTTATTTACGGATTTGAGAAAAACTTTAAAAGATTTCCTTCTAATCAAGAAATTTTTAGACTCATGAAAAGGTTTGTGTTAGGAGATGACGCAATAATCAAAGTAGATCCAAATATTGTAAATTACGAGCTTAGAAAGGAAGTGGCTAGCTTGTTTAATATGAATTTAACTCCAGCAAAAACAGACAGTAAACTCCCTTCCTTTTGTTCACGTGAATTCATCAAACATGCCAACGTTTATTTTCCTAGGTTAAAAAAGACTTCAATAACGTCTTGTTTGTATTATTTTGAGACTGAAACTAAAGAACAAATTTCTTCTAACATAAATGTAGCTTTATTTGAAGCAAGTTTGTGGGACGAAGATTTTTTCCTCGATATACAACATGATTGTTTTTTATTAGCAAAAAAATACAATATACACCAGGCAAATTGGTATAGTTATGCAGATTATCAGGATTGCTTACTGTATTATATAAACAGTGGTATTGGTTCTCCTACATTAACAGCTGTAGGAGTGGCTGAAGACAAAATAAAAAATAATAGTTTATATATTTTATATCAAACAAACAAAATGGACGCATCAATGGTCTTAAATAACTATATTCAAACAAATAAGTTGGAACCCCCAACTTACTTGTTTTACAAGCAGGGATCCGATGATAAACCTATTTGGAATGGAACAGTTGTATTCTTTGATGTGTTTAAAAATGAATTTAGAGAAGGAGCTGTTTCAACGACTAAACAAGAGGTAAAACAAAAGTTATGCGCTCAACTGGTTGAAAATTTATTTAAAGTTAGAGGAAACTCTGATAAAAAACACCAATACAAAGGTTTTCAATTTAGTTTTATGAAAGAGAAAACTTCTAATTTGCATGTCCTCACTTTAGATTGTCAAGGAGTTTTGTTGCG